ACCCTTAGTCAAATAGTACATATCCGAAACCATTAATCCCTCAGTGAAATGAAGGGTTATGAACCGTTTTTGGAATTTCTCTTTGAAATAATAGTCTGGCGTATTATAGGGGATGATACTATGATAATTCATATCACCTACCTTGTGGTCATCTATCTTGAAATAGGTGTCGTGAATGGCTTCTCCTGTTTGCAGAAATTCTCGCTCTTTATTTCTCTGGGTTCCGTATTTCATGATCTTTTTATAAATATTCAATTACTATAACTTTGGTGGGAATGCCTTCATCATTATAACTATCAGTACCCACCACTTCTTTCTCTTTTACGGTATATATTTCATCAAATGGTTTATCAATTTTAACACCGGTGATATTCTTTTTGCTTGTTCCTATATTTATTATCGTCTCCATATGTATTATAATACATCTCAAAGTGATTAATTTCAAGTTCAAATTATTTTATCCCCTTCTTAAGACAGTGACTTTCTTCATTCTCGTCAACTTATTGAATGCTCCTGAACTAGCATCAACCTGATCCTTAAAGGTTGAAGAAGGAAAATTCTCTAGCTCATCAAGATATGCTTTGTTCCACCCTGCATTCATTATACTGACATTCCCATTATTAACCTGTACACTGAATGGATCAGCCCTTTGTGCTTTATCTCCTGAGGGTCGATCTGCTACCACACTGAATCCAGCAAGATTCTTAATTGTTGCTTCTGCTGATTCTTTTCCTCCTGACCCGGGCTCTTGTTCTATTGCTATTTTTACGTGCGTACCATCAGTCTTAGCCGTTTCTTTAATTATTTTCTCACGGTCATTCGAGGCCCATCTGCCACGTTTTATGTCAAGTACTACAAACATACCATCTTTCAATTTGCACACCTTAGCGCCTACAGTATAGGCCCCATCGCCGTCTTTTGTGCCTGCCTTGTCCCAATACCTAACGATTTCCAAAACATCGGGCATAGGCGGAAGGGCATCTCGAACAGATACATGGTCCGTATGAAACATTCCTCCTCCTAATGGAATCGGATTCTGTCCTATTTGTCCTCCATATGTAAATTGACCATATTTCTCAATTTCCTTTAAGACATCCCAGTCCAACCTCTTTGGATCAAGCAATTGATTCTTATATTTCTTTATCAATTCTTTTGGTTTAACTTGATCCTTATAATTTCTAATCTCTCCTGGAAGACAGATATGTCTAACATTATCATCACGTTTCAAGATATGTCCTGTAGGATCTTCTTGATGCAATCTCTGCATAATACCAATCGTAGGGGTTACTTTTTTATTCACCTTCCTAAAAGGTATGGTGTTATCCATCCAATGATTTGCTTTCTTTATTTCCGTTTCACTTACGGCACGATTAGGATCTAAAGGATCATCCCACAGAATTATATGACCGTGAAATCCTGTCACCGATCCTCCTACAGATGTAGAGAATCTATTTCCTCCATTGATAAGCCTTGGAATTCTTCCTTTACGAATCCACTCCCTTTTAACTATTCTGAAATTTGATTTATTATCTTTATCCTGCTTGATATCAAACTCAGGAAATAATTCTTTGAATTTCTCGCCTCTTAAAATATCCCTGCTATATTCTGCTGATTCTAATGATAGGCTCGCCGTGTAACTGGCAGTAATAAATCTCATCCAATACCAATTAACCCAACACCACAAAGGAAACATAATTAAGGTAATAGCAGTCTTTGTAGATCCAGGAGGTACATTGATAATCAGATCATATTCCTTAGGCTTATTATCAGCCACCCTACGGGCAATCTGTTCCAGTTCATTACAGATATAAGGGATGTGCCAATTAGGACTGAATTCATCCTGTGAATACTCGTCCCAAAAGTATCTAATGAAATAGTAAAGATTTTCTTTCACCAATGCTCGAACAGCAGAATGAGGGTTATTCAAAGCGTTGGTAAGTATTATTCTTTCACTCTCCTTCGTCAAAAGTGAAGTGGATTGCTCCTTAGTTGTCTCTGTCGCCACTCGTTAATTGCTTAGTGGTAATTTCAAATAATAGTTCTTGAGCTTTTTTACTTAGTTCATCAACAGGAATATCCTCCAGATTATTATGCAGATGTTCAATCCTTCCTGAATGTAAATGATTCAACTGCATTTCAGGAACCACGGTCCAAATTTCTCTCTGCCTAACTCTGAGCCAATGAATAATTGCTTTGACATCTGGCATAGCATGCTTTTTGACAACCCTATACAATTGCATTTCATTTTTCTTATTCAACTGGTATTCCTTCTCCTCATAATCAAAACCAATAGCCCTTTGGAAAAGACATTGTGCAACCTTCATATCAGCAACCATCCCTCCTCTTTTTCTAGCTTCTCTGAATTCAGGTTTCGTCTGCCCCCAATTATATACCGTTAATTTATGTACTCCAAAAAATAAAGCCACCTGCTCATCCGTGGCACCTAACTTGGATAATAATTCTACCTGATCTAATTGTTTCTGAGAAAAGATACGGGCGGGAACACCAAAACTCTTCTTTCGCTGAAGAGGGGTCCTTTTTGGAACTTTTGTCCTTGTCATTTTATACCTCCTTATTTTGATATGGTTATAAAATTAACAAATTTCTAGGATTCAATAATAATTCTTTAAAATGGTGAACGCTACTTAGTCACATTTTCAAGCATAAGCCGTGGCACTTCCATTTTTCGCTAATATATCAATCAAGTTAAATTACCTCCATTTCATTCACTTACTGCAATAAAGGACGTTCATATCCTTCCTTATTCAAAATAAAGAAATCAAGTCTGTTTTATATGGGATCATTTATATTAAGGAGATGAATTAATTTCAACCTGTTCTACTCCTCCCACTACCTTCTACGACTTAAGATATTTTTCAATTATTTTTTAGAGGCTTTTTTTATAGCTTTTCTAAATTTCTTCACTGCTACGTTAATATTCAATGCCCATACCATAGGATGTCTAGGATTAACCGTAGCTTTATGAATAGCAATAATCTTATCTTTCTTCATTTTTTGATTGAATTCCTTGACAGCGACAGACTTCTTATTCTCGATAATAATTTCATAGACCCTCCCATCTTTACTGTCAATATCAAGAGCAAATAATCTAGCATTCTTGTATGGTCGTCTTTCAAATCCGATGAATTTGTATTCAACCTTTTTCTTAGCTACAATCTCCGTACCTAGATGAACTGGTAAAGCATTATTTCCTTCAAGTTCCTTCATAAGCATCCATTGTGATTTAATTCATACCATGAGCATTGTCCTTGCCATATCATATTTCCAACAGCAAAAATGAATAATAAAACTCTGAAGGTAAACCAAAGCATAATCACAATTTCATTATCTGCTAATCTCAACAAAAATTTATCAAATACACTTTTATTGGGATTGCTTAAATCTGGATCTCCTAAATACCCAATGAATTTTCCTCTACTAATATTCAACGCTTCAGCAAATAATAAAGCATGCGTTCCTACTAAAAATAAAGCTGACCAATACCAGTAATACCCAAATTCACTGAACGCAGCAAGAAAGATCAATCCTGCTACCATCCTTGGGATAAAGGCAAGTAGATGATTGATATTCTTTTCTTTCACTTCAATGACATACCAATTAAAGGTAACTTCAATTGCAATAATAAAGAGCCAACAAAGCATTAATAAATAATCCATAATTTTTCTTTTTTATGATTGTTTCAATTTCAATAATCTAATAACCTCCATTCTATCCAAAGGAGTATCCACACTGATTCCATCGTAATTATAAATAACCTGCAGATTAATTTTATATCCTTTCACCAGCCATGTTAACTGTTCAAGATTCTCTGATTGCACTAACCAATTCTTAGGTCCTGGGGTTTGTTTTAATTTGTCAAATAGAAAAAACATCGTATCAACACGAAAAGCATAGATGCCTATATGACGATAAGCCAATCCTTTGAACTTGCCAGGATGCCATGGAATTTGACTCCTAGAAAAATACATGGCTTCACGATCCTCATTAAACACAACCTTAACAATATTTTCATCGGTAAAGAAAGTTTCATTAGACTTGATAGGCGTGCATAATGTACTAATTTTCATAATGGTCAAATTCTGTATGAATGGAATTAATTCTTTCTTAGTTAGCATTGGCTCATCTGCCTGTAAATTGACCACGAAATGATAATCATTTGATTTTGACAGCTCCCTAAGAACTTCATAGCATCTACTTGTACCATTAGGATGATATTCTTTGGTCTTAAAATAAACAGCACCAAAATCATTGATATGATTAATAATCTCTTCATCACCAGTGGCTATCACAACATCATCAAATAAACCAACTTCACAGGCATTTTCATAAACTCTCTGGAGCATTGATTTTCCAAGAATATCTTTAAGTACCTTCTTGGGGTATCTTTGTGAATCCACCCTGGCAGGGATAATTGCTAATATTTTCATTTCAAAATAATCAATAATAGAAGTATAATCAATAGTAAATGGATGACAGCTGTAAACACTGTTTCAATTCTCAATACAAGTTTTCTATCGTTTCTACCTACCATCAATTTAATATACAATTCTGAATAGATATTTTTCAATGAACTGATTCATAATCCTTAATCTCTAGATATTTTTCAACTTCCGTTAGGTTAAGAAATGTAGCCGATTGATGTCTAATGAAATCTTCACCTTCATATTGCAGAACAATATAATCATCAGGAAGTCCTTTGGGATATTCCTTGGAAGTTTTATCAACGACATCTCCTATGACAACCTTCCTAGGATTCCTCCATATAACAAAAATACGCTTCTTCATTTTTTTCTTTTTATAATGAATGTATCTAACTCTTTCTTTTTCTTCTCCAATTCTTCCTGTGCTTTAACCTTACTCACAAATCCTCCTTTCTCAAAAATAACAGGGAATCCATTTGAATCTAAATATGACAAATGAATTGAATAACGTCTTGGCATCACCCTGACCACTCCTTGTTTGTATATAACAGTGAAATGAGTTCTTGTTAATTTCTTCTTATTATTCAACATTGCTTTACCTCTGTCACACCTTCTTTAATGGTTGTTTCAAATAATCGATCAGTAGATTCAATGGTAGCCTCCCTGCTTACCCTTTCATCGCTGACCATTATGATTTGAATTCCTAATTTTTCAGAAATTTGTTTCAACATCAATAGCATCCTCCTATTTGTCTCCTCTCCTTTTAGATGTTTGAAAGGTTCATCCAGAATCAAAGTATTTCTTGATTTGGAGGAACTCATAACCCAGGAAGCAATCCTGAGTGAGAATGAAGCTACATCTATCGCCCCACCTCCTCCTGAAAAAGGATCAATATCAATTCCTCTCCGGGTAAAGATAATATCACATTCAGTCTTATTTCTTCTCTCAACGAAATCAAGTTTCAATTGGTAAGGATCTTGTAATACAGATTCCAATGCCATAGAAGTGATCTCCCCTACATTGTATGATAATTGCTGTTGAGTTTTCAATCCAACCTGTCGTATTACTTCCCGTGCCTTTTGATGATAACGTAATGATTTCTTAGAACTAGCCAATTCTTCCTCGGTTTCGTTTTTAAGCACTTGGAGACGTTTTTGCTCCCCTCTCTTATGCTCTAATTTAGTACGGTATGATTTAATTTCAGAAATCATATTCTTCTTCTAGTACTTGCACGGCTTTTTCTTTCTTCACTTCCAATTTTTTGATAGCTTCATCATTTTCTTCTATCCTTTTTTTTGCTTCCGGAATAGAAGAACAACCAAATTCTTGGAGTAATTGTTTCATCAATGCTTTCTTCTCCCCTTTTAATTGTGCTAAATCCTCCTTTGATTTTTCAATTTTTCCTTTTAATTCAAGCAATTCACGATCAGTCATAATATCCTCCTTTGGTTTTTAATTCATTCAATCTATTAATAATTTCATCCCTGGTTAGGTTAGATTTGGTAATCTTTATGCATTGATTAATAATAAGATGATTTCGTTGTTCAATTACTGAGAACATCACATCTCTCAAATTCATTCTATTATGAGTCTTTTTTTCAGCTTTCAAAAGTTCATAATAATTATGAATTCCTTTATCTGTCATACCAAATATCATACAAGTCTGTATGAACTCTAAAATAGCTAATGAAGAATCAGATAAACAATGAAACATCTTCTTTCCATTTTCATCCTTTTTTAATGTCTCTCCAAAAAAATCAAATTCATGGGCCCATTTCCTAATAACCTCAGTAGGGATGTCAAATAAAATAGAAGCAGCTTTAAGTGAATGATATAAAGGTGTAATCCTCTTCATATTTCCAATGATTTATATACTAACTTTTCAACAATATTTTTCACCCTATTTGAAGAAAAGAACTGTTTTAAATTATCCTCAAAAGAAGACCCTATTGCCCACTCTTCATTTAATCTAGAAATAAAAGCTGTCATCCTTTTGTCAACCTCCTCTTTCTTTTCTATATGCTCTCTAGAAACCACACCTTCTTCAATACTCAAATAATGGATTTCAACAGAATTATCAGTAGCATTATACAAGTACACTCTAGGTCTATGATTATGATAATTGCTAGCCTGTCTAGTTAGGCATCCTGGATTAACTAATAACCTTCCACGATATTCTTGAATGAATGGTTTATGATGATCACCTGTCACAATTAAATCGTAATCAGGATATTTCTTTAGAACCTCCATAGCCGTCATTTCTTCACAACCTGGCCAAGGTATTTCTTTACCATCCCAGACAAATTTATGCCACACCAAAATTTGCCTCTCTTGCGTTCTATGTCCATATGGTAATAACATACTTGTCACAGGTAGATCGTGCCAATGAGCCCCAGGTAATACGGTCAAACGACGTGATTCTTGTAATGGAGCTATTGCTGCCTTACCTCTCAATTCAAAATTGTGCTGCGGAAGATCGTGCTGTCCATATATAGTGTGAAATTGTTCTGGTAATTGTTTAATAGCTTGAGCAATTAAAAACGGGCTAGCTTTCCAATGATGGAATAAGTCTCCTGCACAAATAACAGGACATTGATATCTTTTCTGTAATTTAGATATCTCCTTCACCTTCTTCCATTGTGATAATTGAAAATCATCCGTTCTACAAATAGGAGTATCATCACGCAGATGCCAATCACTTGATAATATTAAATTGACTTCTTTATCCTTCGTTCTCGTCGTTCTCTCCATCATTGAATTGCTCCACATAAAGGACATTCCTTCCCTTCCCCAAATGATTCATGCCAATCAAATTCTAAATCTTTCAATTTCCTGTATTTGATTTCATACCTTTCAATAATTGAACTATTTTCTTCCAGTAATCCTTCCAATTTACTTCTCATACCTTTCTTCTCTTGTAATTGCTCTATCAATCCAACTAATGAATTAAAAGACTTCTCCATCCCTGTAAACTTTTTCACTTCATCAATCTTCACTTCAATCTTCTTTACCTTATCGACCAATTCATATAATGTTGAATTTGACTTCTGGACAACATTCAATTCATCTGCTAAATCATAGACCTTAGAAAGTAAAGGTTCTAGAGAAATCATTCTCATTTCCATCCTTTCCAATTTACTTATGGCAGACTCTTTGTTAAGGATCACTCTTAAGTCCTTATTCTCCAAGCCCAGAGAATTTACTTTTGATTCTGTTTCTTCCAATCCACGAACAACCTTTTCAATTTCATCTAAGGAATCAAATTCCTCTAAATCAGAATCTAGTTTCTGTATATATTCTTCATTATTTTTAATTGAATGATTTAAATCACGTATCCAGGATTGAAGATTAGACAACCCAAGATCAATTTTATCAAGATGTGCTATTTGATTAAAATAAGAAGCAACAGCACCTGGAGTGCTGCTGAGTAGAAAATGAGATTCAAATTGAGTCTGAAGATTCTGAGCATTGAAATTTAGTACTTGTACAACTTCCTCAGGAACCTCTGTTTTAACCGCATTGAATTCTAATCCTTTCAAATGGTATTGATTTACTTTATCAGTACGAAATCGACCAACCTCTTGTCCTACATCAATGACCACCTTAGTATCTCCTCCCCAATAAGAACGAAATGAATCTCCAGTAGGTCTATTTTCAATCACCCACTTAAGAGCTCTTACTATTGCAGATTTGCCTGTATCAGTTCCTCCTACAATCACATTCACACCAGGAACGAATTCCATCTCAGTTTTCTTATGACTGAGAAAATTATCTATAGTAAGTGTTTTAATCATTATCTTCTTTGTTTCCTTTGTTGATGATATCTCTTGCATCAAGCATCACAGCATACTTCTCACAAATATCAGAGACAATGAAAGTCACCTTATAGGCAGGTTGGTTTAATGTACTTTCTGCAACCTCCATCATCATTTCAAACAGATACTCTTTGGTAGATTTTTTCTTCCATCATTTTTTGATTTCAATTTTAAAACAGCCTCTAGAATCTGCGTATCAATTATTTTGATTGTGAAACCTTCTACTCCACAACGAGAATGAAAAGTCTTCCCATCCAATAAAGCAATCAAATCATAATATAAGTTATCCTCAAGCCTTATATAATCGTTGACCTTTAACGGAAGTAATGTCCTTTTCATCATCTCATTACCTTCAATATTGACGATTGTTGATCCGCCACATGGAAAACAGCCATTGCATCTGCCACAGCTTGATCATGCCATTTTATTCCTTTCCAAGGTATCTCATAAAACTGATCAATCAATGCAACCATTTCATCCTTACCTACACTACGTCTACCACTTATAGATTTCTTGGAATCTCCTTCACTGTACCATTCAATTCCTATATCCAGACAAACTGATACCGCTTGTAATAATCCTGTCACCGCTCCTACCATAACTGCTGCCACAGCTGATTGAGATCCATGAGGAAGTTCACTCAAGATATAAGCAATCTTATGCTTCTTTATCACTTCCAACAGTTGATTAGAAATCTCCCCTAATCTGCGTACTCTGTCATCACCTTTTCTGATATGTAATTTCTTATTGGTAGGCTCTGTTTTAATAGCCCCCACCTCTATCACTTTTCCAGATGGTGTAACAACCGCCCAACCCCAAGCAGTCATTGAAGGATCGTTGGTAAGTACCTTAAAATCATCAATAGAATTTCGAGTTCTCTTCATCGGTTTTTCACCTTACGTTTTATTCTAAATTTCTTTTCAATGTCACTCCATAAATCAATAACCTCATTTCTCAATTTACCTTCAAGATTTGCATCCTCAATAATCTGAATTGAAGCTTCAATAGATTTATCCAATTTCATTTCATCCAAAGCATAAACAGTATTCTTGGTATAATTTTTGATGAATTGAAGATTCTGTCTCACATCATCAATACCATAGTCAAAAAAGATCGTCAATGGGGCCGTCCTATACGGCTCCCAAACTGATGATTTAAAGATCTCAACCTGAGTGGTTATTCCAACAACCCTGGTAACTTCTTTACCTGAAAAAGAAATCTTCTTCTTTATCTTCACACCATTGGTTAATCTCAATCTAAGGCTAGAATAAAATCCAATTGCCTGCCCTCCTGGACTAACCCATTTTTGCCCATATTGTCCTGCATCAATATTCTCACGAATTTGATTTGAAGCCACCATTAAGAAATTTTTCTTGGTTATAATCCTACAAGTTTTCCTCAACTCCTCACTGAATTCTTTAGCCCTCCTCATTCCATACTGATCCTTATCGTCCATTTCCATATCAGTAGATAAAGCTGCCAAAGAATCTGCAAAAATACCATTGATCTTCTTAGGTGTTTCAGGTTCCCATTTCCTAATCGGTTTAAATACCTCTGGAACTGTTTGTGGGACTTCATACTCAATTTTATCAACATCAAGATCAAACAATTTAGCAAATTTCTTATTCAACCTAGCCTCAGGATCATTAAACATTACCTGACCTCCTTGGCGTTTAATACCTCCAGCAATTTCACATAGTAGAACAGTCTTTCCACTGCCTGCAGGCCCAAAGATCTCAACTAAAATACCAGAAGGGATCCCTCCTCCTCTGATTCGTCCTCCTGTAATTGCAAGATCCAGTAAGGTAGAGCCAGTGGATATCATTGTTTCTATATCACCATCCAATTTCTTCGTTCTCTTCATAGTAAAATCATTCTTTACCTTATTTTCAATCTGATGAACCAAAGGATTCATTTATTTATTACTCTTCCTTCTTTTGTCCTTAGCAATCTCAATTATTGCTTCAATGTTCTGTTCAGAAACTCCTCTGGAGCATAATTCCTCTTCTACCATTGATAAAAAATCAGTAATGATAACGCTATTCCAATAGGTCCCTTTGATTTCATATTTAGCCAAAATCTGATCAGCCAATTGCTCCTTTGCTTTATTAAGCAAAGATTGATTTTTCAATAATAACTGCCTAAGAAATTCTTAAATAGAAATCCCTTGTGCCATGCAATAAATGGTCACGGTTTGATATAATGATGGGTCAATATATGCCCCAAACATCTTATCTTCAGATCCTGTTTTCCTCTCCTTGTTATTATGCGTAAAAATTCTCATTCTTCTAATTGTTCATTCGCTTCGGCACAAGCATCAAAAAGATCACAATCATCGCAATCATCAAAATCATCCCAATCCTTTCCAAATTCATGGTCTTCTGGGCATTCATTTTCTTTTTTAGCCTTTTTAGAAGAACCACGTTTTTTCTTTTTTGATTTGGCTTTTTCAGCCTTATCAGCTTCCCGGGCCATCTGATCTTCTAACTCCTCTGGTTCTTCAAAATCAGCTTTCTTTTTCTTCCTACGTTTAGGCTTTTCATCTTCTTCCGATTCCTCCTCAACTATTTTCTTTTTCTTCCTACGTTGTTTAGGAGCTTTGTCTTTGATCTCCTCTTCCTCCGATTCGTCCTCCTGATCATCTTCATCATCAATACCAAGCAATAAGGCTTCAAGTTGTTTGTAAGAAAGCACGGTCAAAACCTCATCTAAATTAGGTGAGTCATCAACTATATCTTCATCGTATTCTTCATCCCTCTCTTCAAAATCAACTCTACTAGCTCTGAAGAATTTATTTTTATTGAATGACTCTTCGGAAAACCTCAAAGACAAAGACAGCCCATCAACAGGGTCTGGGAAGATTCCATTCTCAGGATTCTCTGCTAATTCATCATCCAATTCAGATTGAAAATTACCATTGGAAATATCCCAAAGATGCAACTCTTCATCAAATTCTTTGTCATCAATAGGAATAACCAAATATAAATTCTTCAGTTGAGCCTTAGGAATGACATCCTCTGAATCCATCCCATTCTGAAATTGTTCTTGACGTTGTTCACAAATAGGACATTTCTTTCCAATTGATTTAGGACAAACAACCGTTTCATTCTTAGGCCCCACTCGGTGCACCCAATATGGTCGTTTGTACCAAGGATCACCTTTCTGTATTGATACCTCAGAATTAGGATCCATATCAGGATGATAATCTGAGGAAACAATATAAGGAATCACATCAACAGTGAATCTTCCTGCACGTTCTTTGAAGAGTGAAACTCCTTTCGGAATATTCAAATAACCATAACTGGCTCCCTTTTCTCTTCTTTTCTTAGCATCGGTAGCTACATTAGCTCCAAAAAAACTTTTTCTTTTCTTACTCATGTTTTTCTATTTTTTCTTTCTTTTCTTTTAAGTACTCCATAAATCCTCTGAAAAATCCTTGGGACAGCATATATCCTAGTAGATAGACAAGTATAGGACTCACCACCACTACCAAGATAATAATCAATATAATCCAAAATATCGTCATCTTTTCGTTCTAGATAAATTAACAGCTAAATTTGATTTCTTTTTCCTATCAGCCTGTTTCACTTCATAGGAAAGTTCTCTGGGAACCTTAGGACCAGCATAATATTGTAATCCCAACAACCTAGTCATATTCTCAAGAGCTTGCTTTCTCTGGTCAACTGCTTGAACTGCTCCTTGTACTACTTGGTACTCATATTGAGCATCAATAAGCTCTTTCATAGCCTCTTGATAAGAATCATGCAAAAGAACGGTAGACATAATAGCAGACTCAGTGACTTTCACAATTTCAAATTCTTCAGGATCAGCCCTAATCTCCTTTTCAACCTGTGCCTTAACGACACTCAATTTCTCCTTTATCCTATCCAAATTTCTTCTGGCCTTTGCAGCCTTAGTGGTGTATTTTAACATCAAAGAAGGTTGTTCTAACCATTCAAGATCAAGAGCCATTTCATCAATGGCTAAATCAAGTTCATAATCATTGCTATTTTTCATAATCTTTTTATCTTTCTTTTTCTATTTTTAATATAGTCCTCAGTTTGAAAATTACACCCTCCAACAGAAAACCATTTTATATTCTTCCTATCATTTGAATTGGATAATATCAAATCTTTGTTTTCATTAACAGAAGCATTCCAGCCTTGATTCATAAAATGTCTAACTAAATGAGTCATCATATCATTAATTTCTTATAACCGTATAACAAGCATAAACCAATCCAGGAAATCCTACATTATAGAAAGGTTCATAAAATTGTTCTATTAAAAATGCAGCTCTATCATTCTTTTCATTCAATAAAATTGATTGAGAATAACCTAAAATATGCCTCCTTATTGATTCAGAATCTTGTTTTTTTAATTTCCGCAAATGACTCCTGATTATATTCCAAGAACTGCCTTTAATCAAATCCCTACACAATTGAATTGAATCAATATACTCAACGGCTGCTTGTTCGGCAACCTTTACTCTACTTTTATCACTTACGGCTAACACCTTATCTAAAATCTGTAAAGCATTCCTAGGTGATCCAAACGAATCTCTAATAATAGTTTCATAGACTTCTGAATCAATCTTTTCCCCTTCACTCTTTACTACCTTCTTCAGGAGTCTATACATCTGCTTCTCCTCCAATTCTTGTACCTTTAATTGAATACATCTGCCGCGTACTGTTTTCAATAGTTTCTCCGGATCAGTAGTACATAAAACATAATAAGCATTCTTAGGCGTATCTTCCAACAATTTTAGAAGAGCATTCTGTGCATCAATAGTGGCCTTATGTACTTCATCAATAATCCATAATCTATCTTTTCCTCCAATTGAATGATATGATGAATTTCTAATCATTTCACGTACCGTATCAATCCCTCTAAAATCTGCTGAATTGATTTCTATAAAATCCATATTTGAAACTTCTAAACTATTGGCAATAATACGAGCCAAAGTCGTCTTACCACATCCAGAAGGCCCATGCAATAGAAAGACATGAGGTCTTTTCTTAGAAGGGAGAATATTTTCCAGATATTCTATCGTTTCTTCATTACCTATTATCTGCTTAAATTCAGTAGGTCGATATTTGAGATATAAATTCATTTCATTTTATTACTTTAATATACAAATTATCTACAATTCTTTCATATCACTATTTCTTCTTTGGTAAACCAACTTTCATCAATACCACATAAATCTGCAGAAATATCCAAAGGCACTATTATCCATGGCCATGCTTTAGGTAATTCAATACAAGTTATCTTTCTAGCCAATTCTTTAATATCTCCTAATTCAGGAGGATACACATCAAATAAAATTGAATCATGAATCTGCCCAATCAACTTTGTTCTCATATTATGTTTAATAACATAATCATCTAATGCAATGAAAGACCATAGCAAACAATGAAATGCCGCTCCTTGAACAGGATAATTAATACAATCGTTTCTCCCCATAATTCCAGAACAACGAAATCCAGTCAACATTTCAATATAACCTTTTTGTTGATAATCATTCCACCACTCCTCTTTCCAACGTTTGTACACTGGGAATCTTTTATTCCAAAAATGTTCTTCAATCTTTTTAAGATGATTTGCAAATCCTTTCAATGATAAAATTCCATTCTGTTTCAAATGTTCTCCAACGGTAATTCCTCCAAGATCCAATCCATTGTTCATTCCATACCTTCCTTTCAAAGGGAGTTCAGCCCATTTAGATAATCCTATGACATTATTTCCATAATAATCGCCATAAAATTGAGGAAATACGAATCCATTTTTAGCTCCATTTCTAAGAGTCTTCATTGACTTATTCTTCTTTTCAAAAGAATCTAGCTTAAAAATCTGTCTAGCCATATCACCGTGCATGTCTGACGTTGGGTCTTTAATATATTGTATCATTGTAGGATCTTTATGATAACAGGTTGCTATTCTTACTTCTAAGGCCCCATAGTCCACTTCTAAGAGCTGATTTCCTTTAGAAGGGTATAAACAGTTACGAAGAATATTACTTGCCGCAGAATCCCTGATAGGGATATTTTGAAAATTCGGATTATTAGAAGATGATCGATATGTTGAAACGGTATGAAGATTGAAATTAGGATGAAGAACTCCTCCCACTGCTTCCATCAAAAAAGAATGCAAATAAGTATCTCTAATTTTCTTCAATTTACGAACTCTTAAAATATCATTAAGCTCAGGAATTCCTAATGCTTCCAATGCTTCTTCATCTGTAGACCCTTGCCCTGATGGTGTGGTCTTTAATGGAGTTAATTTTTTTATCTTGTATAAAAAAGTTGATAATTGATAATTTGAATCAATATTCAATGAAGATTTGCCTCTTGATTTTTCCCAATGACGATAAAATTTTGTTCTCTTTAAATCAAGAATCATAGAATCAATTTTCTCCGTTAATTCAATTTCTTGATTTCTAGCATACTCCATATCAATTCTTATACCGTGTCTCTCAGCACGTGCTAGAGCTAAGATACCTTTATGTATCAATTGATGAGCGTCAAATAATCCTAAATCCATTAGAAAGGTAAATCATAATTCATAATTTCTTTTTCTTGGAGTAAAGCAACTCTATATTCATAGATTGAATCCAAACCGCAATAATACATCAAATCTTCTATCCCATTGGGAATATTATTCAATTCTTGAATACGATTAATAGTATTGCCTCCTTCTTGTTTAGATTTCAGATAAGGTGAAATATCAGAATCATAATCAACTACTCCTAATTTCACATAAGCTTGAAATTTCAATCCACTGATTCCTTGTCTATTATCAAGTATATGAGCAGTCAACATGGTATCCCAATACCATCCTTTAACAGATGTATGAACTCTAAAATTAGACCACTGATCTTCATATTTCAAATTTGAAGCAATTTTTTGAATTTTCTCATTTTGAAGAAATCGAATAAAAGGATCTCTTAATTTCTTTTTCTTAGGAAATTCAAAGACATAAGCATGATCAGGAGTATCAGCAATAGAGACACAAATAATTCTATGACCTTTTGCATGAGGTTTAATTCCAGTGGTTTCATAATCAAAAGCCATCTTTCCAGATATCAAATTATCTAGAACTGACAAATCATCTATTCGTTCTATGACAGGCTGTTTATTAACTAGAAATGGAGTAGTAAGTAATTGATCCAATTTCTTTAAATCATTATACCAGATTTGAAAAATCTCTTTGAAATTTCTTTCAAGAATATATGAAGGATGAAATAAAGGTAATACCCATGCTTTATAATCTTGATCTGGTATAGTCCATCCTCTCCATTTTGTCACTCCCCCTATCGCTGATTTCTTCCACCTTTGAGACAAGAATCCAGTCAAAGCTAATTCACCCAACAATATTATTATCTTAGGTTCATATTCCTTGATAATAGGGATTAATTTAATCAGCTTACAGCAATCAAGTTGATGCTTAGTGACAGACACTTGGTCAGGATAACAGTTAATAGCATTAATAGATAGACAATCAGTATCTAAATTAATCCCTGAAAGGGCTAATCCTTTTTCCAGAATCCTTCTTTCCCTTCCTTGCCACAATAATCCTCTAGCATCTTCTTTGGAACTTGGAGTTCCTCCTATTATTAGGATCTTCTTTTTGAATGCTCCTATAGGATCAAATTTAGGATGAGAAGCATGTTGAAATAAACCGCAAGTGAAACAGGAAAGAACTGATTTAGATGTTGAAATTTTTGAAGATTGAAAATCTTTGTCTTTGAAAAACCCTTTCATCAATCAGTTTTTGGGTCTCGTAGCATAATGACATAACACCAAGAATAATCTCCTCCAATCTCCATTGAAAATTTAATTTTAGTTCTCTTCGGATTAATTGAACAATGGCCTGATAACAATAAAATATTCTTAAATAAAGAAGGAGTCAAGGAAAATGATAACTTTTCTTCAGTATCAATGGCTGCTACATTCTTCACCCACGACTTGGTATCCTCTGTTTCAGCTTTCAACATAATGTGCCCATCTTCAATAATGACATCTACCTTTTCATCCATAATATATTTTCGTTCAGCGAATTGACCTACCAAATCAATCATTTTAATCATCTTCTTAGGAAAAGGTAAAAGAATAGGGTCTTCAAATTGAACGACATTTTCAATTATATTTTGATCAACATATTCCTCTTCAATAAAACGACATGAAAATATTGAACCAACATCTTCATTCTTAAAATGGACCCAGCCTTTGTCTACCATTATACTAGAAAATTCAAATTTTGATACTTCTACTGCATTATGTGCAGGTAATAAGAATTCATCATCAGTAAAAGGCAAAGCCTCTCCTAAGCATTGTAAAAATCTAAATCCATCTGATCCTTGTATGACTCCATTATTCTTTATATCAACACAAGTCAATTTCAATCTAGACATATCAGTGGCACAAGTTTCAGCACAAAGTGCAATGGAATTTCGTAACTGAGAAGGATTCTTTATTTCCTTCCATTCAGCTCCTTCTACATTGAATTCATCAATAGGTAATTTAATATCCGTTTCTAATCGTAACCCAGAACGAATTCTTCCCGCATTGAATAATAATTCAGTACCCTCATCAGAAATAGATAATGAAACAACTTTCTTATCAATTCTATTCAAGAGCCCATATAGTTCCTTAGCTTTAATAGCCCCTTCAAATTCAATTCCTTCTACTGGATGACTGATACTTATTTCATCATTATATGTAACAACCATGCCATCTAAAAAAGCAAAAGAGGTCGTCTGTTCTATTAATTCTTTTGATGCTAATCCAGGTTTGACGACCTCCAATGCTTCAAGTAATTGATCTCTGTTTATTCTCATAATTTCTTAAACTTAAAATAAAAGACTTTTAGACACGGAATATTCATGATTCTCTTTCCATTTATTAACCCATCTTTGATATGCTAAAATGCACCTCATATTAATTGAAGCTCTAACGGATCTATCTTGAAGATCTTCCACTGAATATCCATCCTTCTTAAACAATTCTATTATACCAGGTCTCAAATCACCTAATCCTTCTGCTTCTCTTTTTTTAGAAACCCTAAGGATCATAAATTGTTTTGAAAAATCAGGATTGGAAAGACCTCCTATAGGATAAAATATCTTCCCCCAAGCTGCTAATTTAATAGGAGAAGAAGCATCACAACTCTCCCAAGGAAATTTTCTGATCACATCATAACCAAAAACAGCAAATCCATGCGTCTTAATCTTTTCCATCCCATTAGAGTAAAGATAATTGAATACCAATTCAATCCATTTCAATTTTTCTTTGTTTGAAACATCATTGGCAGGAGAAATTCCTACATAATCAATATATTCAACCATCTTATCTAGCCACTTCAAATCCTCCCCTTGATGAAATACATGAATAGGCTTTATTCCATTGGATAATAAGATTTTCATATTTTCCAATCCTTGCTCTGCTGCTCCCTCCTTAATTGCGTGCCCTTTTTTATTACTAATTCGATTGAGTTCAGAAGTTTCTCCTACCTTTCCAGGAATGACATCTAAATTGACAACGAATAATTCTTTATTGGAAGAATCACAAATTTTCTGACAGGAATGAATGTAAGCAATATAATCATCAATATTAATTTTATCACCTTTATTCCAAGCAGAAAAAGCACCACTATCAAGTAAAATTTTCCCTCGATTATTTTTCGTTAAATCTACCCATTTCAAAAATTGTTCAGGATACATATAAGAAACCAACCTATTCTTTATCTTAGGAGAAGAAGGGTAATTACTGCCTGCAAAATATAAATTGATTGACCTCATCCTTCATCCAAAGAACAAGTTACAATATTCTGAATACCTCCTCGAGAATTAAAAATTCCTTTCACTTCCATTTTTTTAGGAGCTGATTTTTGAACCAAGTCAGAAAAAATAGAATTAATAGTAGTCTCCATGAAAGCTCCTTGTTGGCGATAGGAGAAAAAATATAATTTCAAACTCTTAGTCTCTAGACATCTCTCTGCAGGTGTATAGGTAACTATAATTGAAGCAAAATCAGGTTGCCCTGTTTTAGGACATAAACTCGTGAACTCATGAAATTCTAATTTAATTTCATAATTTCTTTCTGCAAATTGATTAGGAAATGTTTCCAATATATCAATAGAAGGAGTATCTAAATAATCAGTCTTCTTTGATCCCAATGACTTCAATTCATCTATGTTATCTTTTTTCATATCAATTTTTAATTAAATTAATAAATTCAGATTTGACAGAATTATCCTGCAAAAATATTCCTTTCAATGAAGAAGTAATCATAGTTGAATTCTGCTTACTGACTCCTCTCATTCTCATGCACATATGAGTCGCTTCAATAATACAACCAGCCCCTTTAGGAGATAAAAATTTCATCAGATCTTCAGTCACTTGTTGGCCTATCCTCTCTTGGATTTGCATTCTCCTAGCATATAAATCAACCAACCTAGCTAATTTTGAAAGACCAATGATTTTATTGTTAGGAATATATGCAACATGAGCCTTCCCGTAGAAAGGAAGCATATGATGTTCACACATGGAATAGAGTTCTATCTCTTTCAGAACTACCATCTGATCATATCCATCAGATTCAAAAATAGTAAACAAGTCCTTTGGATCTTGCTCATATCCTTTATAGAGTTCACTCCAGGATTTATAAACTCGATAAGGAGTTTTCTTTAACCCTTCTCGATAAGGATCCTCTCCTATTTGTATAATTTGAGATTGAATTGCTTGCCCTATTTGTAAAGGCAAAGTAGAATCCTTTTCTTCAGAAGTTTTATCATATATCATATCATTCGTAATCAATTAAATCTGTCACTCCTACTTTTTCAAATGCTTCAAGTCTCTCTATACAAGATCCACATTTGCCACAACTCTTCTTCTGGTCCTTATAACAAGTTCTAGTCAAGTGATAAGGAACCACAGGGAGAAAATTGAATCCTTTTAGCAAAATATCACCTTTATCTAATTTCTCAAAAGGAGCTATTATTTTTACCTTTTGTTCTGTAGAATAAGAAATAGTTTGATTTAATGAATTGATAAAATCAGGTCTACAATCAGGATAGATATGATGATCTCCTGAATGGACTCCTAATCCCACAATTGCAGCACCAATTGATTCTGCTAAACCGGCCATCAATGAAGCAAAAATTAAATTCCTTCCTGGCACAACTGTTTTCTTCATAGAATTGTCATTATAATGACCTTCTGGAATTTCTTCACCTTGCAGTAATAATGCTGAATTGAAATCTTTCATCACAATTGCAAGATCCATTTTATGATCATAAATTTTCAAACCCGGGATTTCAATTCTATGTCTGTAGAATTCTATGACATTCAATGCGGCTAAATTTTCATAAGAATTATGTTTTGATCCATAATGAAAAATGCAGCAATGAATATCACGATATCCCTGATCAATAAAATCACCTAACAAGGTGGCTGAATCCATTCCTCCAGACAACCCAATAACAATTTTCTTTGAATTCTCAGGCATATTATTTGAAAGATAAGTTGCCTTTAGAATCAACCACAACCAATTTCTCAAATTGATTGTATTTCGGATTCTTTGCATCTGTTAACATAGTTGCAATAGCACCCTTTGTTAAAGAAGGAAATTTTTTCATCCCTTTTTCAATCAATTGATCGCGAGTGGATTTCCCTTTAGAAATTAAAGGAGTAAAAAAAGCTATTTTCTCAGCTTTTGGTACCCGGGTTCGTGGTTTTGCTGTTTCTTTCTTTTCAGATTTTTCAACCTTCATAACAGCCTCTTCCTCTTCTTCAGCCTCTTCCTTTTCTTCAGCCTCATCACCTAATCCCAAATGATCAAAAACAGCAGTAGCTTCATCTGTCAATTCATCATCTGGAAGAAGTGTCACATAAGCTTCTTTCAACAAAAGTTTCAATTGGTCCTCAGTTTTCCCTTTGGTATCAATTGGTGGTTCGAACTCACAAAGGTCTTGCAATTCTTTTGCTACATCAATAAACAATGCCTTCCTCTCTTTCTTTGTTAGAAGGTCCACATCTAATTTCTTTTTCTTTGCCATCTTTTTAGTTTTTAATTATTCAATTTAATATACAATTCAGTTCAATTTTTTTCAAACGCCAGTGGTCCTATTCCAGATTTCCACCTGTAATCTAGTACTAAAATTAACTCCTTGTTCAAGTGCAATCTTAGCCACAACATCATTAATTTCAATCAATTCTTTTCTACTTTCTGCCGCTGGCATTAACCAAATTTTCTTTCTATCTTGAATTAAGCCAGTCTTAAGATAATCATTCTCAATTTCATCCCAATCTTTTTGTCCAGTGATAACAAATTTGAAAATTGAAAATCTATCACTACCATTCCCTACATGACGACTGAATTCAAGCAGAACCTCATATTTATATCGCCTAAAGACAAGCATACCTGAAGTCGATAATTTAGGAGAACAATTCCAACGATTGACATGAATATCCAAATAAGGTAAAGGTTTAATCGTTGCATTGGTTTCTATTTCAAGAAAAGGAAAAAATTTATACCTCTGATAAAACCACAACAAATAATCAAGAATCTCTTGTTGCTGCAACAAAGGTTCACCTCCCGTTATAACTAGATGAGCACCTTGTTTAAGATGGTCAACAAATTCTTCAGACAAAACTTCATTGAAAAATTTCTTATTACCTTTCATCCATACCTCAATGGTATCACATCTCCAAGTAGCAGCTCCGTGCAATTCTTTGTCTTGAATTGCTCCACATAAAAGATTGCATCCTGCAAGTCTAAGAAATACGGAAGGAATCCCCATCGTTGAACCTTCTCCTTGCAAAGAATAAAACACTTCACTGACAGACAAATAATTCTTAAATTTACTCATTTCTTTCTGCCCAGCAGTTTAAGGTTTCTTTCAAAAGTAATTTGGAAATGATAATATCACTTGGTAAGGCTCCGTTAATTTTCATGAACATCCAATCAATAAGATTCTCAGCCGTAGGAGGTGCAGAGAATATGACAACAGCATCATGCCCTACAGCCTTAATGAATAGATCTATTCGTGGATCATCCATTTCAATCAAAAACCTGTGATCCAAGACATCGTGAACCTGTGTCATCATAATTTCTTTTAACCTACCAAAGTTCATTATCATCCCTGATTCAGATCCTTGTTCTTTTACTTCACCTCTAACGGTGCATTCTAATACATATTCATGACCATGAGGATGATAGCATTTGGAATTATCATCCTTTAACATATGGCCCGCGTGAAAAATTATTCTTCTAGTTATTTTCATCACTTTTATTTAATGGTAAATTAACCCATAATATTCTTTTCTATTTCCTTCTTTTCTATTTCCTTTCTTTCTCTCTTCTCCTTAATAATCTCATTGACATTCTCATAAAACTTAATGGAGAATTCATTGATGTATTTTTGTGCCCTTTTCTCAACAAGATAAGACTTAAAGGAGGATGAGGTCAATAAGCTATACAAGCCATAAATATCTACCTCCTCACTATTAATTGTCAAATTTTGAAATTCAACCATCCCTCTCAACAGATCAAGAAAATTATTGTCTATTTTACTTAACCACCCTGATACTTCTTTTCTAGCCTCATCATAAGCGTCTTTATCAATCAAATCCTGAATATTAATTCTATCACTCATTGTCTTATTGTTTTATCTAATATACAATTCATTTTAATTTCTTTCAACTCACCAATAACTTGACAGACATGGTTGCCCTCTATCAAGGTTCTGAAGAATATGAACGATCCTAGATCCAAGAAAAGAATCCTCCCTCACCACTAATTCATTCAACCTCATAATTCCTAGCTCTTTCTCCCTCCCTTTCTTATCTTGGTTTAGACCATACATAGCAGTGACATGGGCGTATTTCCTTTTATCTTCAGAAAAGTTCCTTAGAGACAACGTATCAACGTCATAGGAGGATGCATCAGCCTGTGTGGCAGTAACAACCAAACAATGACGACTCTGACTTAATGACCTCAACCGCATCCACTTGTCATTCTCCTGATGTCTAAAATCATTATGAGTTTCCGGCGCCAAAATATCTACATAATCAACGACAATAATATCAGGTACAAATCCATCCTTCCTTTCCCAAATATCAATCGTCTTTTCAATTTCAGTGACCGTTAAAGTTCTAGTAGGATGTGAACTAAGTCTAAATCTTCTTTTCCCTTTAACAAAAAAATCAGTAACTGACTTGACAGCCTGTTTCATTGTCAAAGGAGGACCAGCATCCACTTCTTTAAGCCAAATTGCTCCCCATTTGTTCTTCCAATATTTCGTACAATTATGGCAAGGGATATAATCACGATTTTCTTCATAAGCCTCTACCAAATCTTTCTTGGTAACGTTCTCTCTCAAATAAGTTTCATCTTCAGTCTCAAAGACTCCAAATTGACATTCCCTTTGCTTCAAATTACAAGTGTCCAATTGATTAAAAATACAATCACGTACAGGCTCATACATCTTCCCTGAATGCTTTTCCTTATCTGATTTCTTTGTCAAATAAATACAAATCCTTCTCAACTGCTGTTCTTGTGTCATATCTCCTGCTTGGAAGAATGCCACATTAGCATTTGCCCTGGCTCCTCTAATAGCAAGATCCAATAACCAGAAAGTCTTCCCGCGTTTCTCAGGAGCCATTAAAGCTACAAAGCCACCACGGACCAATTGGTCATTCCAGAACTCCCCTAACTGTCTAGGATATCTTATTAAAGGAATAGATGAGATTGAGAATGCTTTT